CTCCGCAACAAATCCCCTTACCTAATTCAATGCACCAAATGTAAATTCTACATTGGGGTTGTGTTGGTTAGGTCAAGGGGTCGTTGCCCTAACTGTAATGGAAAGATGAAAGATGACTGATTTAGAAATTGCTTTTAATTGGCTTGGCGATTCTAAAAATATAGAAGCGTTAAAGAAAATTAAGTTTAAGAATTACGATAGGTTGAAGAATGTTCCGTGGACTGTTGAAGAAAAAAAGCAAGTAGAGACCTGGCCTGGCATTATTTATGGTCCTTTGGGACCGCAAACGTGGCAAGAACGTTGGGAAAAACGGCTTTTAGAAAGAGGGCTTTTAGAACAATTAGAACAATGGCAGAAAAGAGAAAGATGACAGATAAGAAAGAAGTAATGGTTAGTGTGCGCCTACCCAAAGAACTGGTGTACAAGATAGATGTAACGGCTTTGGAGGCTGGTAAGTCTAGGTCTGGGATGATTCGAGAAATGCTTGACAGGTATCCTGCTGCCTTTGCTAGGGGCATCCGTGAGTAAAGCGAAACAGAAGGGTACTCTGGGCGAGAACGAAATCCGTGACATGCTCATCAAGCATGGACACAACGACGTAAAGCGTACTTCGGCTTCCACAGAATCGCATGATATCTGGTTGGGGGACACAGGCGTAACTGTGGAAGTCAAGTACCGTAAAACCTGGTCACTGTTCAAATGGATCTCAAAGATACGCAACGTATCCGACAATGACGAATGGGTTATCTTCGCCATACACGGAGATCGAAGAAGCGTATCCGGGAAACAAGTAGGCAAGGTAGCTGTTATGGATGCAGAGTTTGCTGCTGAACTATTATTGTTATGGAGGCACTGGAATGAAAAAGATACTTACCTTTAGCCTTGCGCTACTTATCTTTACAGCTACTCCAGCTCAAGCGTACATACCGTGGGACAAAATAGAGGACCACATATTAGCCACCGAATACGACTGGTTAGAGGACAGTGAACGAGTGTGGCTGTTGCAATACTGGATGGGTGTTGACCAGGATGGCATATATGGTCGTGACACTCACAAGTGGCATCGACAATGGGCTATGGAACGAAGTATACCTGTGCGTCTTTACTCAACCGTTTCCCCTAATGCACGATTCTCGCCAGCCGTAGAGCAATGGAGATCCACTGTGGAATCTGCCATTGTTGAAATGGGTGGAGACTTGCGTGATACTGCCAGGTTCCTCTCAATTATTTCTTGCGAGAGTGGGGGCGATCCTCAAGCACGATCAAGTGTTAGTACTGCTAGTGGTTTGATGCAGCATTTGGGAACATATTGGGATGCTAGAAGTCGTACTGCTTTAGGGTATGAAGGGGACATCTATAATGGGCAAGATAATATCAGGGTTTCTTCTTGGCTTATTTACAGGGCTACAGGCGGTGGCTGGCAACACTGGGTTTGCTCATGAAAGTAGGAAGCCTCTGCACCGGATACGGTGGTTTAGAAATGGCGGTAGAAAGCGTATTTGGTTCAACTGATTTACGTTTCGTATCTGACATAGACAAAGACGTAAGCACATTGTTAGCGCATCATCACCCGAACGTGCCTAACTTGGGTGATTTAACTAAAGTAAATTGGAATGATATAGAGAAAGTAGATCTGTTGTGTGCTGGTTATCCATGCCAGCCATTTAGCACAGCAGGAAAAAGAAAAGGAGAAGACGATGAAAGAGCAATCTTTGAATACATCGCTGACTGTATTAGCGTTTTACGACCAAGAAACGTGTTGTTGGAAAATGTCTCAGGACACCTTACTCTCGGAGGAACCTCCGTCATTGCAACGCTTACCAAATTACGGTATGAGTCTCGCTGGGCGGTTGTACAAGCTTCCGATGCCTTCGCACCTCACAAACGTGCGAGACTCTTTATCTGGGCGAACAATGGCGACACCGAGATCAGCAATGGGAGATGCCAGGAACTCAAGACCTTGGAAGCGGCCTCTGGACAAACCGCAGAATTTGGAAAACCAGATAGCTCGATTACTGCCGACACCAGCAGCAAGAGATTACAAAGATTACGGACCGAACGTGAATTGGGAACGAGGCAAGAAACGAAGTGCATTACCTGGAACGATTATGAGCCTTGCATCCGAAGATGGGAAAAAGTAATTAAAAGGCCTGCTCCTTTTCCCACAAATGACAAAGGTGTTGAGCCTGAATTTGTTGAGTGGATGATGGGTTTACCGAAAGGTTATGTTACTGAAACTAATTTGCATCGTTCTGCGAAATTAAAAATGCTTGGCAACGGTGTTGTTCCTCAGCAAGCTGCTTTGGCTATTCGTTTATTAACAACGTTGTTCTAAAGACCTGAGTCTTTGCTCATGGTCAGCTAAACGTTCCTCAGCAGTTTCTAACGCTTCATCGCCTTTAGCTAAACGTATCTCAATTTTAATTAATACGGTTGAGATCCAAGCCATCCACGGCAATAAACAAGTTGTTAGTATAACTAAAAATAATGCTTCTAACGTCACGACTCAACCTCTATGAAAATGCATTCTCCCGGACATTCCTCTGCTGCATCTATGACGTTAGGTAGTAGATCTTCGGGTACGGTTGCTGTACCATCTGCCATTTGTAATGCAGGTTCGGTTCCTCCGTTAAGGATGTTTGGCCAGGGCGCTTCTTTGACGTAGGCTAATCCGTCGTCGTGCATTTCAAAAATATTTGGTTCAATTTCAGCGCATAGACCATCGCCTGTACACAGGTCTTGGTCTATCCATACTTTAATCATCTTTCCAGTCGATCCATACACCAATCATGTGGCATACAAAGCTAGCTGCGGTAATCCAAATACCGTACTCTCTTGTCTCACCTGACAACGTGATAAGCACGATTCCGGTTGACCCAGCAGTAAGGCTAAGGATAAACACTTCGTGAGTTAATCGCTTAAATTTACGCTTTATCATCTGTTCTTCTCCTTGGGGTTTCGGGACCACTGGGAGAAGCAGATTGTGGACTGCTAGGTCTTGGAGGGGTTGGAGTTGTAGGTCTTGGTGTTGGCGGAGGTGTTGGTCTTGCGATTGCAGCTCCAGCAACTATTGTAGTCGTAGTTGTGACAGCAATGATAGAACGTCTGTCATCGACGCTAATGTTTGAATCCTCTGGCACATACTCCTCGAAGCCACCAGCAAACACGTTTATTTCTTCTTCGAGTTCTTCTTTAACCTCGTCAGATGCCTCATTGAAAAGCTCCGGTGCTGACTCAAAAATTACAGACACTTGATCTTCGGTAGCTTCCTCAAAAAAGTCAGGGTTATCTGCTAAGACTTCTTCAAAAAAGACCTCAACGTCTGCTTCATCCTGTAGTATCTCAGCAATAATTTCGTCGTCAAGCTCATCAGCGTCTAACTCCTCAAAGTCTACTTCTTCAATATTCTCAAACTCTTCAAGAACGAACTCTTCCTCTAGTTCCACATCTGATTGTACTTCACCTGGCTGTTCTTGTTCTCCATCATCAAAGAAAGTTGTTTCTTCTTCCTCTTCTTCCTCAAATTCTTCTGGAATAAACTCAATTTCTGGTAACTCATCTAACTCGAACTCTTCCCATTCTACATCGTTGAAGTCCCACATGGTATCATCTTCAAATGGCTCTTCTTCTAATTCCTCTATGTCTGTTGTCACTGGTATCTGTAGGTTTTCTCCAATTGGTGATGGCAGAATTAGCACTGGGGGTGGCGATGGCTGTATTGTGGGGGGTTCCCACGGCGGGTCTGGTTCTGGCTCTTCTTCTGGTTCTGGTGGGAGAGGAGTGGGATCTTGAATAGGCTCATTTACGGGAGGTTCAATTTCTTCTTCAGGCGTAGGCGTTGGTTCAGGTTCAGGAGTTGGTTGAGGCGTAGGTTCTACAGGTTCAGGCGTAGGCTCAGGAGTTGGTTCGGGCGTAGGTTGTGGTTCTGGAGTCGGTTCAGGATCAGGCGCAGGCTCAGGGTCATTAGACAACGACCAGCTCACACCAGAGAACTCTAACGTATACGTTCCAATAGTCTCCTCATCGTATGCGGTAGCTGACAATTCATAGTCCCCTGCATCTAACGTAAGGTTCAAATAACTGTCCCAACACATGTTAGAACCGTCATTGTGGCTAGCTGAATCGTCATCTTCACCAATAATTGTCCCACCACTGTCATATAATATGAGGTAAGGGTCTGCATAGATGCTTTCTAAGCCATGATTATCGCATGTCAATGACGTATAGGTAATGATTTCAACAGCAGTCTGATCTTCAGCGACTGTCATATACACCACAGGCGGGACATCATAATCATTCACATGCACAGTACACGCAGTATTGTCCTCATCTTCCTGGTCTACACACGTTGTTTCAGGCTCGTTCTCTTGCGCTGATGCAGGGCTTAACAAAGCCATTACAAGCATTGACGCAAAAAGTATTCGAGACAGCACAAAAAAGAACCTAGCCATAGGCTAAGATTACAACTAAACGTTATGGAACTATAGAGGGTCTTTCTGTTTTCTCAGCTAATCGACTTCTGCTATACGACCTACAATCATTGCATTGCCATTGCTGATACGAAGTAGTTTGAGTTGTCTTGTAACCCCGACGTTGCAAGTTATATGAACCGCAAGTAGGACACGCATGTTCCTTTGTATGTATGTTGAGGTTAGGATGGTTCTTCATCCAAGGTCGCAATGCTAAATACACATCACGCAATAAATCCACATCTTGCCGGGCGTACTTAATCATAGTTTTCCAAGCTTTCATATCGCCACGCATACACCCAGCCCATGTCTGGAAGCCACCAGTATCTACCTTCTGACCAAGCCCCAAGTGTTGCCCCACATGATTCAAACGATTCGAGTTAAACATGAAATATCTGCGAGCTACTTTCAACGTATCAACAGATTTTACAGGTGAGGCTGGACCTAACCCATGCTTCACGAACCTGGCGTTAGCTTTACGCATATCAAACTTGTCACCGTTATGCGCTATAACAATGTCAGCTTCATCAATTAATTCCCACAATTTCTTAACAACATGGTAATCATTCTCCGGGTCTTTCATGTAGGCTTCAGGGAAATCAACCATTGCACATACATGCGTGCGTTTTTGATGCTCCCAACGGTATGACACACACATCATGTACCATTCACGCTCATGCGCTATAACGTCTTGCTGGTACTGCCCCCACACATACGCCAGGTTAGGCGCTGTTTCAATGTCGTAATACAGTATTTTGGTCATATACCATTCTAGGGGACAGTTAGTAGTCGAAGGGTGCATACCCCTTCCCACCAGTTGCCATCATCAGATAATTTCTCTGCTGACATAGCAATTTGGTCAATTACGCAAGTGTCAGTTTGCGAACCTTCTTGATACGTTATGATCTCCCGATTAGCCATAGCTGTTTTTAACGCATTGTATTCAGCTTTCGTATCGTATCCAATAGCGGAACCTCTACCTCTAGACGTAGCAACCCTTGTCTTAAGAATAATTGGGACAATTATTTCATCTACTCTTGTAGGCGCAGGGAACGCTTGGATTCTCCACGATTCAATAATAGGACCAGCAGTCACTACAGAATCCCTAGTTAAATTCAGTTGCACCTTAAAGGCTTCAGATAATTCAGGCACAAGCGTCGTAATGTTCGTAGCAGTCTTATTAGCTAAATTACTTGTCGTAACACTAACGTTCTCATCATTCGTAACCGTTGCTGTTATTGAACCACCAGCGCTAGACGCAGCACCAGCATACTGTGTGCTACTGCCACTGTACCCTACACCTGACTCACTGTACTGATTGTTTGTAGCTGACAAAGATGACGGAGCGTAACGTATCTCAAAGTTACGCAACACCTTATCAAACTGACTATTCCAACTCACATCACCAACCGTTAACGTACCAGAAGCAACCAACTCACCAGTAGACTTTTCACCCTGCACACCATTAGTAGAATCAGTAAAATACGTTTCACCTAAAGCCCTAGCAATAAACATAACGTTACCTGGCGAAGCATCAGCACCACCAGACGTTCCATCTTTGACTGACACTACATCTGCTGCCCAAGCAGGAACAAGCGTTTCAGTAAACCGTGACAAATCAGCTCGATACACTTTGCCGGAACCGCCACCAAACCACACAAACCGTTCATCAGCAGCCAAACTAAATACTTGCCCAACGTCATCAATGACAGGACCATACGTTACTGATCCTGACCCTGCATCCATAGCAGCGATACGCAAACCCTTAGTAGTCGCTAACGCAAGAATACCAGCATAAGAAACCATGTCATTAATTTTCTCACCTCTGGGCAATTCAGCTACTTGTTGTGGTTCGTCAAGCAAACCATCAGCAGCAGCTACAGAAATAAACTTAATTGAACCTGTATCATTTGTGTTTTCCGCTGCGTAAAAACCTACTGGACCTGAACACACAGTAACCCATGTTCCAGCGTGCGGTAAATCATGGTCAATACTGCTAGAAACCTTGTTACCATTTGACGCTATTTCAGAAATGTTAGAACCATCTAAGAAAAACAATCTTCCACCAACAATGCGAATAAAATCAGGTGTATGAGAACCTAACGACGTAGGCTGACTAGTTGAACCGACAGCCACAGTAGCAGCAGCTCTGTTAGACCCATACGCAATAAACACATTCGTGCCGTCAGACGCAATATCAGTTATAGTCTGCGGACTAGCCAAAGCTGTAACCGTTGACCAGTTAACATCAGCGTCAGCAGAGTTAAACGAGTTAGAGAAATACAAGTTAGTTCCTTGAGCCACATACATGTACGACCCAAGCATTTTCATCTTCACATCAGTCCACGCAAACGTGTCATTCTTGGACTCACAAATAGGCAACAAACTAATCTGCCCTTCAGTCCACACATCCACACCAGACGAAGCACTAAACCTTGACCGATTAGAATTAGCATGATCGTAAAACGTTTGCCCAGCACCAAACGACCAATCAGTCTGCGACCTCAACCAAAACTGAGAACTTATTGACTGCTCACCAGGCTCGTCAGACGAATCCCTTTGCTCACGCAACGTAGGAATAGTCGTTCGACGATACTGCTCAACATCAATGTTGTATGAACGTGCATCAGCATCTATCGTTAATGTAACTGGTAGCCGTTCAGCTCTGTGAACCATTTACACCCCTCTATAGAAAGAGTTCTGCGTTTTAGTCCCTGACCTCATCCAATACGTTGGATACTGCTGATCTAACCTAGCAGCTTCAGCATTTATCCTGGTTTCACGCAACGCTCGAAGGTCACGCATAGAAGCAGATATAGCACCGGCAGGAACCTCATCCGCTCTACGACTAGACCCTTGCTCATCAATAAATTCACGTCGGACAGGTCGAGTAGACATTAACCGTAACGCTGCCCCAACTGACGGCAAATCATACGCTGATGAATGCAAGCCAACAGTGCTTAACGCTGTTGACGTAGCCGCTAACGCAGTAAATCCTGTCTTGTATTGGACTCTGACTTTCTGCCCAGAGTTAGCGTCATCATGCAGAACCAAAGCATACCCTGATGCGAACGAAGCAGTATTGCGATCTCGTCGCAAAGTCCACGCAGGCAACACCGGCTCAGTATTCTCAGAACCATCATCAGTGTACGTCACCTGGTACACAGTCAGAACGTCGTCAGTTACGCCAGCAAGATCGTATCCATCTTGAGATATGTTGTAAGTAAACTCAACGGTTTTCATCTGATACAAACCATTTTGCGGAGATGACAAATCAGCTAACTCATCGTTAATAGCGTTTAACACAAGCTGTGTAGGAAACTTAGGGTTAACAGTGACTAGATCATTTGTGCTGTGTGAAGCAGCGGTTGTGCCTCGAAAGCCACGCTTGACAATAGCGTCGTTAGTAACAGCGTTAACACTGAACACATACATTAGCTCAGTGCCTACTTCAATGATTGATCCTTCAACAATGCTAGAACTGTCATAGGTGAACCCTACAGTCGTATCACTTGTACCTAACCCGGCTGATAACTGGTCATGTTCTTCAACATAATCAGTTAACAACAAGTTCTTAGTTTCATCTATCCACGTTTGAGCAGTCATAACGCCTCAATACTATTCATAAGTCTTTCGCTTTCTTTCCTACTCGCATCACTAGAATACAAACGACCTGCCTGAATTTCGCTCTTAGTCTCAGCGTGCTTCTCTAAATGCGCTGAACCATTAATAGATTTAGGTTGCAAACCACTCTTACGCAAACGCTTATACGCAGACATGTCAGCATCCTTAGCTTTCTCAGCTTTCTTCGTAGCGTCTAAATCAATCACAGAGTTACGAGAAGGCATAGCAGAAGGCGCAATGTTCACACCAGAAATAAGTTTAGTCATTGCCTGTCCACAATCAACGCAATGAAACGAATGCTCATTATTAAAGCCATGTATTATTTCCTCAACGTTTTCACATCTGTTGCATTTATAGTCATACCGTGGCATAACCCTCAACCTCTATTCCGTAGCCAGCGTTCTTTAACGAGTTTAGTTCATCTTCTGTAAAATCAGTAGGGGATTCATGCCCACCATATATTGTCCGAGAAACTGTACTCATGTCTGCCGGTTGTCGAGTCGTTACCGACCCATCGTTTAATATAAATATATTAACCCCTCTAGCCGTCGGAGGATAGAATCTCCGCAAGTTCCTCGCAGGGCTAATAGTCGGGAACCTGGTAACGTCTAATGTCGGAACCGTATTTTCAAACACAGGCACATACTTTTTGTTAAATAATAATTGATCTACAGACGTTGTAGCACTGATTGTAGACACATCTATGCTTTGGTCCATGCTGACCGTCACAGACGGCGTTGTAGACGTTCCACCTATTACTGATGGTTCTACATCAGCGTTGCCTGAAACCGTCGCAGAAGGCGTTGTAGCAGCCGTAGAGACAACACTAGGGGCAATACTAGCTGTACCTGATATAGTCGCAGAAGGCGTAGTAGTAACACCAGCAATAACGCTAGGTTCAACACTTGCAGTACCCGATATTGTCGCCGACGGCGTAGCAGTAACGCCAGTAATGACGCTAGAAGTTACACTAGCTGTCCCTGATACAGTCGGAGCAGGAACAGTCGTCGTACCTGCAATTACCGCAACGGCAGCATTCGCAAAGGCTGTTACGGTTACAGCCGGAACAGTTACAGTACACGCTATTGTCGATGCGTTTACTGTTGCGTCTGCTTGCGAATAATTTACGCTTGAACTTGCGTAGGTAACCGCAGATGAGCTGTAGTTTATTGTCACCTGCTGACCTCACTATTCGTCGCCGTACAGGGACTCCTCAGATGCGGTATTCTTACCAACCAAAGAAAATGACTTATCGCCAACTTTCGTAGCAGCCCAACCTTTAAGAACCGATAGCACAGCAGCAAATCCAGAAGCTGCTACTAGTTTCCAGTTGCTTACTCCCATGTCAAGGAAGCTGTTACCACTGATTGTGGCTACTGCTGCTTGTACGAATGTTGCTCCGCATCTTTCAAGTAAATCTAGATATTCTTTCATCGTAATAACGCCTTCCAAGTATTTGGTCCAACTACGCCGTCAACATATAGTAGCCGACGCTTTTGGAACTCCACAACAGCCTTTCGAGTAAGTCTGCCATAATCAGAATCTATCTTGTACCGATATAATCCTTTAGCAGCCAACAACTGTTGCACTACTTTAACCGCTGCTCCTTTAGATCCTTTCTTCAAAGGATGAGCAGTAACTAAGGCTTCTATTTCAGCAAACGCAGCAGCAATACCTTTAACGTCTTGCTTTACTGTTTTGGTAGCTTTTGTACCTTTTAATGCTGGTGCATCAAACCATTTGACTTTGCCGTTTACGACTTTGCAAGGCTGATGATGCCACCACTCACCAGGCACATACGCAACCATGCCATACGATTTAGCTATGGCGTTCACTTGAGAAGTACTGATACCTCGACCAGTAATTCTAAAATCAACGGCATAACCCCAGTTATCAAACGCTGGTTGTTGCATGTGATATGACCCTTGGAAACCTGAAGATGTTTTGCGATCCGGGTTGGCAGCTAGGTTAAATCCTGGCTTGCCGCTTTTGTATCCGTCGTAGAAGTATTTTTGTTGTGCGTAGGTTCGCACACCTGATACGACTTTGACTTTGTTGCGGATACGGCTGTCTCTAAAGAATGCTTCTAGTCTGCGTTTGAACTCTGGGTGTAGTAGTTCGATGTTAACGTGTTTGCTGGTAGTTGGGATCATGTATTAGCTCGGTTGGTTTGGGAACTCACAAGTGTCGGCAGGAGTCCATGTTGCTGGGAAATCCCTTAAAGCTTGCCTGTATGTAGCCCATTCAGCTTTCTTGCTGTCACTTAAAGTACTATCTGCAAATTGTGTCCAATCCGATTTAGCTAAAAGTTTGTCACGTTCATCTCGCATATCGTTTGTATACGTTGTGTTGTTTAGTTCTTCGGCTATTCGCCCATTTCCTAATTTCGTCATACTCTATACCATCCACTTAAATACATGTCAGCGTTTGCCCCTGATGTCAACCAGGTAGCAGGTACTGAACTAGATGTTCCTCCGTTTGCTGTATATGTTGTAGAAGCTAACTGCCCATATATATACGCTTTTCCATTTATTCCTACTATGAAAACACTGAAAATGGTGCTTGCAGCGTTTGGTCGCACCCATCCTATACCCATAGGCGTATACGTTAAATCAGTTGTAGCTGCAACAGGTAAAGTAAAATTAAACGGACCTCCTGAATCATAAACAGTATCAGAAGCTCCAATAAACTCTAAATGCCAATGCACAATATCCCCAACCCGATGATACTTCGCCGTTGTCGTTGCACTATTTGGTGTTATGTCATCCCAAGTAGGTGTCCACGCAGTCCATGTAACAGCATCGTCATTAACAAAATTAATTTCTGCTGCTGTAGCTGTAACCGCTGTAGAGCCAAGAATTAAATCACCGTCAGGAATCGTAACATCCCCAGTCGCAGTAACATTCCTAAAGCCAGTCACATCTTTATTAGCGTCAACGACAACACCTTTAGACGCAGCAACAGTACCACCTGTAACTCCGTCAAGAACGTTAATTTCAGTAGCAGAAGCAGTAACAGCCGTAGAACCCAAAATCAGATCGCCTTCAGGCATCGTAACATCACCAGTTGCCGTAATGTTCCTGAAACTAGAAATATCCTTATTAGCATCAACAACAACAGCCTTAGACGCAACCACCGTTCCAGCAGTAGAACCATCAAGCAAATTAAGTTCAGCAGCACTCGAAGTAACCGCAGTAGAACCTAAAATCAAATCACCTTCAGGAATCGTAACATCACCAACAAACGTAGGTGTCGTATCCCAAGCAGAAGTACCAGTACCAGTACCAATCAACACAGCACCAGAAGCAGGCGTAGTATCACCAGTACCCAACTTCTCCTCAATCTGCAACACAGCACCATTCACATTATTATGAACAGTCGCATGGTTAGGCGAATTAAGATTATCAGAATCCGCTATATTATCAGGAAGCTCATCAGGGTCACGGTCCAACGCACCCGGAAATCTAGTTGCCATCATTCACCTCTTATGGAGTTAAGTCAATCGTAAAAATACCGCCAGCATTAAACGCAATCGTAAAAGTGCCGTTACTCGACGAGAAATCAGCACCAAAATCAATATACGCAATAAGCGGATCATCAGTTAAAGAATCATCATAAATCACAGCGCCCCTGGCGTTCGTGATTGTTGCAGAAGACCATGACGTATCAGCAGCATCAAACTTAATCGTGCCACTTGTCTGGGTTAAAGCTACGCTACCAAGAGTATTACCACCAGCAGTATAACCAGTACCAGAAACCTCATTAGAAACGTCACCCTTAAAATCATGCGCTCCAAAATCAGGAGTGTACGACGACGTAACCAACATAATCTTAATCGTGTCACTGTCCAGGTCTAACGCAAGAGTGTTCTTCAAAGCGTTAAGAAAAGTTATTCCATAAAGACCACTAGCCATCAGCGTTCTCCTCATCAGTTACAACGCTGGCTTGTATCGTCTCAGCCGCTATAACTACATCTACTTGTTCATCTTCCATGATGTCCAATAATAATCTAATCAAATAAAGAAAGATAGAGGGTAGGCTAACCTCCCAGTACAGTCAGCCTACCCTACTACCTAATTAAGAACTATTAGTTAGTTCCTATTGAGGATGATGTTTCAATCCTTCGGATACATTCCTCACGGAATCTTCCGTATCCTACAAGATGATACCAACCTACTGTGTTGAATCGACGTAAGCTGTCGGTTACAGGACCGAACACAATGCTTGGGTCCGCACCGAAACCGGCTGCCCGGCTGTGTGCTTTCGCAAGAGCTTGTCTACCAACTATTACAGTTTTGTATTCATCAACGTTAGAAGCACCAGCGTCAGCGGTTAGCGTAATTCTTGGTGTTTCAATGAAGTCAACTCCACCGAATGTACCAATGCTACCATTTCGGACACCTGCTCCGTCTTGACGAATTTGGTGTTGGATAACGTCAGTTACTGCTGTAGCTGCACGAAGATCGAAAGAAACGTCAGGGTGGATAAATCCAACGTAAACGTTTCCGTCAAATGCAGGTGCAGAAGCAGCTCGTAGGTTAGCAACAGCTTTACGGATAAGACCAGCGGTAACAATGTCACCTGCTGCTAGTTCTCCTGTAGCTGTAGCATCGCCACCGAATAGTACGTTGCTTCCTTCTGTAACAATGTCGTGAACAATCTTATCAAGACTGTCACCCATGTTGTAACCGATAATGTTCGCAGCGTCAGCGTCTATGTTTAAGAAGCTGGTTCCACGGGCTTTAGCGGTGGTTTGTATTGTATTACCGTACTCAGCAAGTGTTACTGTAACTTGTGCGTCACCCATTGTTGATGGTGTGAGGTCAGAAGTTTCAGATATTGCTGAAGTAGCTTGTGATAGGTCACTGTACTTTGTGAACTTAACACTTGCTCCTGCGTGCGATTGGTTTGTGGTTTTAACATCGCAAACCATCTCAAAGAGAGGTTGTGATCGCAACGCAAAGTAAGCGAGCTGTTCAAATGCTGCGTTACCAGCGGAGTTCAGCGAACTCATTTGTGTTATTGCCATTAGGCTATTCTCCAATTAAATTTTGGAGCCTACCTTACGTCATAGCGTTAAAAGTACCGCCGTTAGATTCCCACAACTGTCGAAGTTCATCGACATTCTTGGTTTCTCTAATTAAACTCTCAAATTGAGGATCTGCCACAGGACCAGCATCATCACTAGCTTCAGCGATTCTACGCTCCGCTTCAACTTGCTGTGCAAACTGCGCCTGTTGCTCCAAATTAGTAGTATTGACCTGGCTTACCACATTTGATAAACCTGCACTAGTAGCCTCAGCCTGTATAGCTTCAACACTTAACTCGCCTTCGTAGCCTTTCATAAAGTACTCAGTCATCCTATTAGATGGGTCTAAGCCTGCATCACGAAACACTTCTTTGCGTTGCATTTGTTGAACCTGAGCTTCAAGCTCATCAGCCCTCTTAGCTTTCGCTTCGAGTTCTCTACGCCAATTTGGTTTGGATTCGGTACTAGAAACTTCTTCTGTTTCAGTAGACTCTGTTTCCATTATGTCACTCACCTTCTCATACACGCTAACAACGGTGGAATGCCAGCGGAGTTTAATTTAGTGTGAACGGCTCACCCTCTTAACGGGGCAGATCACATAACTAAATATAGGCAAATT